CATGGTGAAGTATGGTCGCGTGGACAAAACCGCCGATCAGCGGCTCTTGCGTAACCGCTTTCTGCGCATCTGATTTGATCTGGTCCCAGACTGGATCGAGCGACGCAATTTTGCTGTGGGGGTTGGCCATCGGGGCGGCTCCTTTTCTCAGTTCTCTCCCCTATTTAGCACAGTTGGCAGAAGTGCAAAGCCGTTTGCAGTAACAAGCTACATGCTCTAGTTCATGGCCCCGTGATACTGCCGACAACACCAATGCGAGACAGCCCATCAAGTCTGTGTTAACGGAACCATATTTAGACGCGCGGGCGAGTGCCGCTGCCCGCAAACTGCCATCTCCCCATGTAGGGTGTGTCTTGTGCAGGCGCTTGACATATTTGTCAGCCACGTGAGCTTGCCACAAAAGCTCTGTGCAGATGTCAACGCGTCCCGCCACCGGTGCCGCCTGTACCACGCGCGCAGCATGGTACAGGTCCATGATGCCCACACGTCTCACGCTGCGGGCACCTCGATCCGTCCGAATAATCCAGCGCCGAACACTGAAGAGGTTTGCGCGACTTCGAGAGTGAACTCCCCCGTTACTCCATCGCGAGATTGATCTGCCGCAGAATATGTAAAGATAGGGACAGCAAGCAATTGCTCGCGTACGATTACCCCGTTTTGCACCACTCGGAGCACGTATGCCTCAGTCTCCTCGCCGAGCGGCACCTCGATCGGATCCCAACTATCACCGTCAATCCGCGTCCGGCGCACCCAGCCCAGCACGATTGCCCCATTCTGCTGTCGCACAGCGCGCAGATGGGCAGGCGCGTAAGGGCGAAGGCCGTTTCCGTTAAAGGCGCGCTCGAATACACGGTAAGAGGGGTCATCCACAGGTCTAGAGGCCGGGCCTATCCGATAGGTTTGGGTCACTCCCCTCAAGTTCCGGCTCTGATCAATCTGGATCGGGACTGAATTGAGCAGTAGGAACTGTGATCCTGAGGGCCAGACTTGCGGCATTAGCCCGTCCGATCCCGCCTGCCCGCGCAGCCTGTTACCCAACAAGTAAGTTTGCGGCCCAATTAATTCGACAGTTCGAAATTGGAAGACCTCCCATCTGTCAGAGCTTCCATCACCGATCGCCGCGAGATTTGCTCCGCTTAGGAGCGCATCTTCGTCAACAGTTTCAAGCTGTCCGCTGATCAGCTTCACTTCCAGCGCAGGTCCTCGGTCATAGACACCCGCGCACGTCCACGCCATTTCGGAGCGTGTCGTTCCAATGGTCGAACGGATCGGCAAAATTGTATTGAGGCCATAATTCTGGTCGGTCAGACTTGAGTAAAGCGCCACACTGCCCGGCCAGGGATTTGCACTGGCGGCGATGTAGGGTGCGTAGGGCACTTCATCGCCCTTGAGCAAAGGCAGGTCAAGAAACAGCGGATAGACAGGGAGTGGTGCCACGAATGAGCGTAACCCAACCAGTTCGTCCGACAGCGGCGAAGGCAAATAGACCTGAGGATCAATGCGCACGGCTTCAACCTGCTGAAACTCGGCTTGGTCTACCCGATCAATACGGTAAAGCGATGCGCACTCCCCCTGATCGGCAGGCAGGGAAATGACATCCCCAGCCCGCACCGGTGTCTGGGACGGTGGCAGCGCAAACTGCACCGTCTCACGGGCGATGCGGGCCTCGTTCAGCCAACGCTCTGCGACCTGACGGCCTTCCGTTCGTGTCAGCAGCATCGTGAATTCGCTCGCGGCCACAGCATGGGTTTCTTCATTCGGTAGGACGGCTTCTTCCGAGATAACGTCGAAACTTGCATCGGCTTGGACAAAGCGAAGTCTTACGCGCCCAGACAGCGTCGCATCCGCTTCGCGTACTTGCACCGTCGTCCCATCCAGATCGGGACTCACTGCAAAGCACTCGGGATCAAGCACCGTCTCGCGCAGACCGTCCCGCATCCGGAATTTCAAAACGCCGTCCCGCTCAATCGCATCAAAGCCGTGTCGCAGCATCAACGGTTGCAATGACGCACGCGCGTCTGCCACGTCCCCTACCCCGTAGCCGCGCACGATACCGTACAGACCATCAGTGTCATACGAGGTCAGTCCTGAGCGGGAACAGATTTCGCCCACCACCGAGGCAAGGCTGCGCGACGAGGTTCGACCATTGATCCAGTGACCGCGCGCGTAACTGGCGCCATCACTCCACAGATCGCGGTCATTGGGAAAGAACGGATAGGGCCGCACATCCCATGCCCAAACAAACGCACGCCGCATGTCAATCATCGCGCCCTCATATTCAACACCCTGCGGATTGTTCTCCGGTTGGCCCCAGTAATCGATCGTCGCTCTGAGATACTGCATCTGAATCAGATCATCGCGCGCGCCGTCGGAAAAGCGCGGCAAGCTGCTCTCGGATGATTTAAGGTCCAGAAATTTGTTTGGTTGGTTGGTCCCTTTGTCAATCGCAGCACAGCCATATTCGGTAAACCAGACTGGCTTGTGCCCCTGTAGCCAGGCTGTCGGCTCATTGCTCCGAATGCCGTCGATACGGTCGTAATGCAGATTGCTCCACCAGTTGCGGATATCTTTGTAACGGTAGATCCAGGGCTCGTCGTGCTCAAGATCGGTGATCGGCGTGCGGATTTGCGCCGCGCGCTCTTCCTCAGAACCGTAGTACCAATCGTAGCCCTCTCCACCCTCGATGTTCGATTGCAGATAGCTAAGATTGTAGATGTCATCCCAGCGCTGAGCATCGATGTGCTCCACCCCATTCCGCCAATCGGACAGTGGCATGTAATTGTCGATCCCGATGAAATCGATCTGCGGGTCAGCCCATAGTGGATCTAGGTGGAACAGGCGGTCCCCCGTGCCATCCTGCGGCTGGTAGCCGAAGTACTCGCTCCAGTCCGCCGCGTAGCTGATCTTTGTGTCGGGTCCCACAAGGGCCCGTACTTCACTCGCCAATGCGATAAAGGCCTCCACCGCCGGGAAGCTGTTGCGAGCGGATCGTATCTGCGTAAGACCCCGCATCTCCGAGCCGATGCAAAATGCATCGACCCCGCCTGCTGCCTTGCACAGAGCCGCATAATGCAGAATGAACCGGGAAAACGTCCATTCCTCCGGTCCGCTATAAGAAACAACACCTTCAGTTACGTTGAAATCATTTGCCGTCACCGTACCGAAGAACGCCGCAACCTCATCCACAGCCTGAGGGGTTTGATCGCTCGATCCTTGGCGGCCCGGCGCATGCTCGAGCGTTATCCGGCCACGCCAAGGGAGCGCGGGCTGCCCCGTCTCCCCCGTATAGGGATCCGGCAGCTCGTTGCCCTGCAACTGGTCCATCAGAATGAAAGGGTAGAACATCACCGCCTTTCCTGCGGCGTTCATTGCTTGGATCGCTTCCAAGACCGACGCATCTGCGGGCGTACCACCGTAGATAGGGCGATTGTCCGCGCCCTGCTCAATGACGGCGGCCGCAGAACGTGAGAGATCCGCCACGCGCCATGGCATTTCCTCCCCGTCAATATCCGGATCCTCGACCTTTGGCTGCACCCGACATTCACTCGCCCGTAGATCAGATCCAAACCATGAGACGATCAGCGAAGCCGCCTTCAGGTCTGGCAACTCCTCCCCAAGCGCGTCCAGCGAGGTCGTGAAATCAGTCTTGCCCAACGGCGTGTTAATGTTGGCGCTCCACCGCGCCTGGTTCTCCCCGGCATAGCTCACTGCCGTTGTAGCAAGTGCGTATTCGCCCGTTCCGGGGATCAGCGCCACACCTTCGATCCCGTAGCTAAGCGCATGCGTTGCACCCGGCGCGCCGCGTTGCTCGGCGCGGACCACCTCGAAACTGAATTGAGGCAAACGATTTCCGAACTGTTGAAGGCTCAGCGCCTCCATCACCACATAGGCAGTTCCACGATAGGCAGGCACCATTCCAGTGCCCTCGATCGCCTCCATCAGCGGATCGGGTTGCTGGTCTTTGCTACCAGTGTAGACGGTCATGTTCAGATCGACCGATGCAATCTCCTCTCCATCGGCCCAGATACGGCCCACCCGCAAAATTTCGCCTTCGCAAAGCGCAATCGCCACGTTCACGGAATAGCTGTATTCGGTCGTTCTGGGCTGCGAACTCCCACCCTTGCCGCCGCCACTGGTCGCAGAAATTTCCTCAAAGTCCGAGGCCCAAATGACTTGTCCACCAAGCCGCAGACGACCGTAGAGCTGCGAGATCGGATCCCCCTCGCCCGCATTGGTCAGGCGAAACCGGTCAACCTTCCCAGTCTCTACCGCCTGCGCCCCACTGCCCAGAATTTTCTGGTCGACCACACGGCCCAACGTCGCCCCAACCGCGCGCCCTACCGCCACGGAGGATAGGCCCGCAAGGGTTCCGCCAACCGATCCACCAACTGCGGCACCCGCCGCTGAAAATAATATCGTTGCCATCAGCTGATCTCCTCGGGAAATTCAAAACACGCCACGACACGCCTGCGCCAAGGCGTGCTCAGCGCACTCTCGACAACGCCCTGACGCGAATAGGCATGGACAAAGCGTGGTGCAGATCCGGCCTGAGAAAGAATGCCTAAGTGCTTGGCTACTGCCCCTTGCCGCATTCGGAAAAGCAGCACGTCACCTGCCCGCGCGCGCGCGGGCGGTTTTTCGGTCAGGTGGCGCATCGCCGCCTCCCACAACCGCTCTTCGCCCTGCGGCTCCGACCAATCCATGGAGTATGCGGGAATTGCTTCTGGCTCGCTGCCATAGACATCCCGCCAGACACCGCGCACAAGGCCAAGGCAGTCACTGCCCGCCCCGCGCGCGGCACTCTGATGGACGTAAGGCGTCCCTACCCAGCCTCGGGCCGCTGCAACGATCTGCGCGCCCGTCATCGCAGCGTGCCGCCGGTATTGGCATTGGAGCTGCTCGGGACAGACACTACCCAATCCTCACCCGGCAGGTCAGGAAATCCTTGGAAGTTATCGAAATTGTTGAACTTCAGGCGGCAGGTGTCCACCCGCTTGTCACAGCCGGCGACAAGCCGGACCTGCGTCCGGGGCCCTACGGCGCCCCGAATGGGCTCCCAAAGCTCGATCACGCGCGTCGTGCCCTCGATCCGGTCGGCTTTAACTGTGCCCCAAAGCCCTGTCGCTGGACCGCTCAGAACCTCCAACCGCCCCCGCGTGAACCAACCGGTATCATACGCCAGAAAGCCTTCCCAGACAAAGCGTCTGGCGCCCTGCACCGTCTGAACGGGCAGCACCTGCGCATAGTTTTCCTGAGCCAGATTGAACCGGCAGTTACCATCGCCCAGAACCGCCGAGCATGGCTTTTGATAAACTCTACCCAGCGGCCGATTCAAGCTTTCGGTCAGCCCGCGGAGCTCTGCCCGAAATCCGCCACCCGCACGGGTCAATTCGCCGATCGTCCCACGGAAGTTGAGCCAATGCTGCGCCGTATCAGCCCAATTCACAAGCCAAGCGCGCACTTCGGCGCCGTCAAACCGACCCTGCTCAATCTCGTCCTCCCGCAGGCTCGCATCCGATAAAGCACCCAAAGCTTCCGTATTATCGACGGACAGGCCAGTGGATTGCGCAAGGGCCAAAGCACTCAACCCGGTATCCGCCCGAAATTCATACCCCGCAAAGCTGAGGGGCAAATCATGGTCCGTAAAGGCAAAAACCACCCCATCCTTGCGCGTAATCGCCCAAGCATGACAGACAGTCGTCAATCCGCCGCCCAGATGGGCTGCGAGCGCTTCATTGAAATCCGCAATCATACGCGCACCTCGCGCACCGGAATATCCGGCACCTGCCCCGCATTGAAACTCGCGACATTGGTCAGCAGGCTGTCGCTGTCAAAACGTACTGGCACATCGAACTCGTAGCCCGCAAAAACGCGCGTATCGGGATCGGGTGGATGATTAAACGTGATGATACCTGTCTTTTCATCCACCAGGTAGTCGACACCCTCTGTCTTATCGTCCTGCTCGACTGCGACAAGAACGCTGCCCTTGATGGGTTTGCTGATGCGGCGGGCGTAGACATGTCCCCCGGAACGATAGGTCTTGATGAGTTGGAAAGCGGTCGTGACACCGTCACCGAGCGCGATTTGCTGATCGCCTTGCGTTACCGCGACAGAAGGCTTGCCCGATTTGAAATCGGACCAGTCCTTCCAGCGAAACCCGTACATCTGACCAAAGCGCGCCTCATAGAAAGCGATCACCGCCTCCACATCGTCAAGCGACCGGAGCCCAAGCCCCGCATCGTAGACACGCCGTGAATGGGCCCAGGGTGTGTTACGCTCCTCATAGCCGTTGGCCAGCGTCACCACATCAACCCGCCGCTGCGGCCCACCGAGCGCGCCAAAGCTGAGATCTGTTGGAAATCGTACTTCGTGAAAGTTCATGCGCTCTCTCCTCGTCTACCGGTTTTTCTGTCCCGCACTGAGCGCGCGGCTCATCTGTGCCGCGATCTGTCCACGCGAGCGTTGGAAGCCTGCGGCATCAGGCGTGGTGATGTTCATCACGATTGTCGCACCTCCGTTGCCACCGCCCGCCTTCACCCCCAGCTTTCCGTCTGGCCCTCGCGCAAGCGGCATGATGGCCTCTGGTCCCGCCTCGCCCATCACACCCATACCGCCACGCATCCCGAAGGCAGTCGCCTGGCTGACCACACCGCCGTCGGCAAAGGGCATCACACGTCCGGAGCTGAACGCCGCACCGTTTGCAAAAGGCAAGATCCCCTGAACCAGCCCGCCAATCCCCTGTGTGAGCAGCCCGCCAAAGTGGTCCGTGACCGGTTTGATTGCCGCATTATAGGCGCTGTTGGACAGCGATTGGGCCACTGTACTCAGCGCGTCGGACAGCTTCATACCGTCAAACACCACACCATCGAATGCCTTGCGAAGCCCCCGGCTCAGCCCCTTTTCAAGCGTTGCTACGTCCTTGCCGGTCGCCGACAGAGAGGTACTCATCCGCCGCAATTCGCTGTCAAACCCCGACACGAGCACGCTCGTCTGCCCCAATGTCTGGTTCAGTGACTGCGCGTCCGTCGACAGATCGTCAAAACCATCGTCAATCATCGTCTCAATCCTTTATCTTATCGGGGTAGGCTGCCATCAGAGCAGCCAGGCCCTCGCTTAGCATTGGGGCCGTGACCGCTTTACTTCCCAGCATCAGCTGCAATTCCGCAGGTGTCAGCGACCAGAACACATCGGGCGCGAGCCCCAGACCGTGCATTCCCGCGCGCATCAGCGCAGGCCAGTCAAACGACGCGCTCACGGCTCAACCACAAAAGCCCGCGCCAGCAGCTCCGCAGCCGCCTGCGCCGCACGCATCGGTCCGCCTTCAATCTCGGCCTGACCCAAAACGTCCGGATCCATGGTGACTCCGCCCCCCCGCAAGCCCGCGCACAACAGCGCCAGCACGTCACGCGTGCTGAACCCCCCACTTTCAAAACGCTGCACGAGCGCCATCAGCGATGGCTCGGCCAAGTCCTCCTCAAGCTCCGCAAGAGCCCCGAGCGTGAGCCGCATCCTGTGGTGCTGGCCCGCGACAACCAACACCACCTCCCCACGCCAACGGTTTTCCGTCATTCTTCAACCGCATCGACATAAGGGATGAACTGCAGTTGACCCGCCGAGGCCAGCGAAAGCTCGTATGTCGCCTCTCCATTTAGTTGGCCCGCATATTCCAGCGAGGTCACCTGAAACGGCCCCTCGACGATCCCGAACGCAGGGATCACGATTTGGAAATTCGGCGTAAGACCATCGAACAACAACTGCCGCGCCCGCTCATCCGTCGCTTCGTCGCGGAACACCCCTGAGCCGCTGATCGCAGCCGAGCGGACACCAGCCCCCGCGAGCAGCTCGCGCCAGCCGCCCTGACTGTCGAGCGCGGTAACGTCGACAGCCTCCGCGTTGAAACTGATCCGCGTCGCCCGCAATCCTGCGATGGTCTCGAAATTGCCATCGGTGCTCATATCCACTTTGACCAAAAGGTCCTTACCTGCTTGAACAGCCATCTTTTGTATTCCTTTCGTGTGCCCATCGGCTTTGAGAATTCATCATGTCCCATCCGCGCAGAGCGTTTCAGCCATCTTGCACCCGCGCGCGAAACTGGAGGTCAATCTGGCGCGCACTCGCCGCATCGATGCGCCTAGCAGTCGCCCGCTCGAACCGAAGCGAAATCAATCTGCCGCGCGAAAGCGTGAGATCAGCATCCTGCAACGCATCACTGACCGCCGCTGCCGTCGCCTTTGCGCTCGCAAATCCCGGACTGGTCGTGATCACAGAGACAGTCAGGAAATGCACGGCCCCGGCGCCACTCCCATCGGCCGCTTCGCGCACCGTCTCGGTGCCCAGCCGCACATATAGATCCGGTACATCACCAGCAGGCACGGCATCATAAATTGCACTCCCCACGATCGCAGTCAGGGCCACATCCCCGACCAAGGCCGTAAAGACAGCAGTCTGTAGCGCTCCTGAAACCGCATAGCTCATACCACCTGCTCCTCTTGAACAAAGCACGCCAGATAGCGCCCGTCGGCATCGTGCTCGGCCACCGCCTCGATGGTGAACACACGGCCCCTTTCGCGAAACCGTTGCTGTGCGGCGGGTCGCTGCGTGCTGCCAACCGGGGCGTTGCGGACAATCACACGGTATGACATCCGGCTGATCGGGGCACCGCTTTGCGCCGTCTCTCCGCCAGTCCGTGCCATCACATCGGCCCAAAGCACGCCGAGCGGCACCCAGCCTTTGACGAAGCCGCCCGCCCCGTCGCTGAGCACATCCGGAGCCTCGAGAACGAGCTCCCGGTTCAGGCGCGGCGCGCTCATATCTGCGCCCCGCTGCGGCCCATCCGCATCGTGCGGAATCGCTCAATCAGCGAGGTGACGCCAAACGGCATGCAGCCATCGCTCAGCGCCGTATCATGGCGATACTCGTAATAATGCGCCGCCAGCATCAGCACCGCCTGCTGCATATCCACTGGCAGGTCGTCCCATTCAGGGCCATATCCTGCGAGGAACCGCACGCGCAGCTCTCCGCCGGTTTCCGGACTGGGCAAACAGGCCCCCTTAGCCCGCAGCCTTGGCGTATGGCTATCGCGTTCCAGCCAGTAGACGTCGGCATTTATCACGCGCTCGCTCCCGCTTCGGGACACAAGGCGGACATCGGCGACAATTGTCACCGGCGCCACCGAAAGAGGCACATTGCAGGGATTGCCCAAAGAGTGGACCACAAGCGTAAATTCTCGTTCGATCAATATCTTGCCCGTACGGGCCTCGATCGCTGCCATGGCTGCACGCAGAAAACTGCCCAGCACCGCATCTTGGAGCGTATCCTCCGCAAACCCCGTCCCCATGCGCATATGCGCCTTGAACATCGCCACCGGCAGGGCCGAATCCGGCACGCTCGTTTCTGTTATCAACATCCCACAGCCTCTCTCAAACTTGCGTCGTATTCCCGCCCGCGCAGGTCGCTCCCCTCCCGGACGCACACCCCGTCTCCACATTGCTCGGTAGGAGGGGAGCAGCTAGACAATGCGAAGGGGTAGTCAGGGCGCACGCCCGGACCGGGGCGACACATGCACCCCGGCTCCAGCACCGCCCTTAGGCCGTGCCGAATTTCAGCAGCTTGATCGCAGCAAAATCACTTACGTCGCCGCCCACACGCTTGGTCGCATAAAACAGCACATGCGGCTTGGCGCTGAACGGATCGCGCAGGATGCGCAGATCAGGGCGCTCGGCAATCGTATAGCCCGCATTGAAATCGCCAAAAGCCATGGCGTAAGCATCCGCACCCGCATCAGGCATGTCCTCGGCGATCAGAACGGGGTACCCCATCAGACGCGCGGGCTCTCCCGCCGCAAGACCGTCAGACCACAGGAAACGACCGTCCATATCCTTAAGCTTGCGCACCAGACCGGCGGTCTTGGAGTTCATCACGAACGACGCATTCGCACGGTATTGCGCCCCCAGCGCATAGACCACATCGACGATTGAATCGGGCGTGATATCACCGGCAATACCGGTCGGCACGTAGCCCAGATTGCCCCAGACCCACACATCGTTATCGACCTTGCTATGCGCCAGGAAACCCTTGGGCTTGTCGATACCGTCACCATTGATGAACGCACCCGCTTCGGCACGCGCAAACTTGTCGGCGATGCGTCCGGCCAGCCAGCCTTCGATGTCAAAGGCGGAGTCGTCCAGAAGCCGCTGCGATGCCTTGGGCAGTGCGCTCAGCTCGTGCAGCTGTACGGTGATCCGGTCGATCTGTGGCGTATCACTTTCCCCAACTGTAGAGGATTCAGTTGCCCAGCCCGCACCGACGTCCGAGTGATCCACCAACACGTCATATGACGTGGCCTCGACATTCACGACCGACGCAATCGCACGGATCGACGCTGTGGTATTGAGCACAGATTTCACGATATCGGACGTCTGAGGATCAACAAGATAGCCGCCGTCGGAGTTCACGGCCGTCGAGAGCGCCTTGCCCTCGAGATGCAGACCGCGCAGGCCATCATCATCCCCCGAACGCACATAGGCATTGAACGCCTTCTTGTGAGGTGCGACCACATCCGTGGCCCCCGCCAAAGGAGTACGCGCAGCAGTCATTGTCTTACGGTCCAGCATGTTCATTCGCTCTTCTGATTGTTGAAATTTGGTCTCGATTTCGGCCTGAAAGCCCCTCATCT